GACCGCCCAAAACACTTTGTCCGATGTTGCCAGTCGCAGAATGTCTTTGTAGTTCATTTAGTACCCTTCTCCAATCAGGAAAATACTTACCAATAACTTCAGCAACAACATCCTTCTCAAAGGGAACATTTTCCTTCTGAAGAATATCCATTACTCTCTTCATGAACTGCATAGCAAGTGATGGCTTATCCTTCTTAGCAATCCTGAACTCAACAACTGAGCAACGAGAATGCAAAGGAGCAATAAGCTTGTTCTTATAGTTACAAGTGAGAATGAAACCACAGTTGCGACTAAACTCTTCCATGAAATTACGCAGAGAAGGTTGAGTGCTTTGTGGATTTAGATAGTCAGCTTCATCTAGAATGACATACTTGCGACCACCCTTAAAGGAAACACTTGATGCGAACTGAGAAATCTCACCACGCAGAGTATCAATGTTACCATTAAGTGATCCATTGATTACAATATAATCGCAATCAAGTTGTTCTAACATAGCACGTGCTACAGTAGTCTTACCTACACCAGCACCACCAGTCAGTAATAGATTAGGAATATTCTTCTGATCAACAAACTGCTGAAACGTTTTCTTTAGTTCATCAGGAAGAATACACTCATCAATAGTCTTGGGTCGGTATTTCTCCACCCACAGATAATCTTCTAACATGATATTACTTCCTGCCTTTGTTAATGTCCCAACAAGAAATGCATTGCTCCCTAGTATCATCAGGGTGCCTTCTTGTAGATTTAGACTTTAAGTAAAAGGCAGCAACAGGTCTTGTAACATGGCAGGTGTTACACTTTTTAGTATTAACTTCAATATCACCAAATACAGTTCTAACTGTTAGGTTTCTTGGAAGCTCCCTTGAGATCACAGCAACGCTATCTTGTCTATTCATAATATAACTCCATAATATAAAAGGGTGGGGAGGAGCCTAGTATAACCCCTCCCCTCAATTAAGTCAATTAGTTAAAAGTTGAAGTTGCCTCAGTGGCAATCCAATATGTAATCTTAGCAGAAGTGAACTTGGAGATACCCTTAGACGAAACGGATGCGTCATAGTCAGCGGGGATAAGCTTCAAGTTTTCATTCTTAAAGATTGCATTAAACACACGATCAGTCGTACCAATAGTTGCAACATAAGAGTCAGCTGTTGGGTTCTTGCTATCATACGCCTTCAGCGCGATAGTCATACCATCACCAACCACAGCAATTTCAGGTAGCTGAAGAACATTACCAGCACGTTGAACCTTCTGAAGATCTTCGTTCTTTAGAGTAAAATTAACTTCAGCATCAGGGAATGTTACATCCTTAGAAGGAGGAGTAGCAAACGTCGAGGCATCCGCATAGGTATATACTAGCTTACGCGAATTATCTAGGATGACTGCTTCCTTGTCATTCAAAGTCACTTCTGGCTTTTCAAACAAAGACATAACACCTAGGAAACGTGGCAGATCATAGATGGCGAAATCCTTATCAAAGCTTTCGTCAACTTCTGCCTTCGCCATAATAGTCTTTTGCGGCGAGATAGTACGAATTGTATTACCACTACGGAAAAGCATGCTAGAATTAATAGAGGAAAAATTCTTCAACACATCAAGAGTCACATCACTAAACTTCATTATATTATCTCCTTAAGATTTCTTACCAAGCTGGGACGGATCGGCTGTAGCGGCAGCACCAACAGATGCCAAGTCAGCAAGGGAACCACCGAACACATAAGTTCCAACATGCTGTAATTGAATCCACGGGCATAACCATACCTGTAAACCAATATTTCGTGCCCACTGACAGAACATATAATCTTCTGACAGGTAGCGATTAGAGTATTCATTACCATCTGCATCATGCATGGTATCATCAACATACTTCAACACATCTTCTTGCGAAGCATTAGGATTCTTAGCATAGAACTTCCTGATGTCAGTACGAATATGCGCATACTTGTTATCAATAAGGGCATCAAACAGACACATGATAAGGCGTGAGCCATCAAACGCTGCGGTGCGTACATGGTCAGGCTTATACACTAGTTCAGGATATGCCTTACCCATCTTCTCTAGTGCTGACTTCTTAATCATCATAAACCCAGTGCCAGACTCTAGGATCTCAGCAGGTTCATCAATCTTAATTTCAGTTCTACCACCAGCAGGATTGAACACATAATCGCCAACATACTTCTCTAGGTTATTGACATTGTCATCAGCCATACCCTTATCAACAGCTAACTTAATCTTTTCCCAAGAGATACACTTCTTAGGATAAGGACCACATAGAATATCGTATTCACTTTCATCGGACTGTAACGCAAGCATCGTGATCACGTCATTGGCATTGAAACCAATATCAGAGTCAATGAATAGTAGATGAGTGGCATCTGAACGCATAAACTCATCAACGCAATAGTTACGAGCGCGAGTGATTAGCGATTCATTAAAGAGATAGTAGTAACGAAGTTCAATGCCATACTTTACAGCAAGGGCAGATAGATCGTTAGTGCTACGAGCAAACATACCCGCACACATACCACCATACATAGGAGTGGCAATAAAAAGCTTACGCTTTCGTAGTTCTTCAACTGGGAGCTTGACTTCCATTATATAATCACCTTTCTGATTTATCTTCTAAATTATGCACATGTAACTGAATAATTGCGTAATGAATAACCTTTAGTAGATCACTGCGCCAATCTTCTCTGCTACCCTTACGCCCATAACGCTGGGCATACTTGAGAACATTGCCGATACAGAAACCAGTACCATGGCCACCATCAATAATAAATTCAGTAGCCTGATACTTATTCTGTGAATAATGCTGCCCATAGGTAGCATCAATATATCTCTTAATTTCTTCTAGGGAATCGTCCTCATCGTACTTATATGCAACTTCCTCAACCTTCTTCATCATAACTCCATTGTATACTATACTGTTAAAATGTCAAGCAAATGCTTTGTATAATCCTATTAACCCTATGGCTAATACTGCGGTGTTGACCACTGTTTGGGGCGTGTTCTTAACCCTGAATGCCCAAAGTAGGAACAAGCTTGTACCTACAGCAAATGTTAAAATGTTGTAGGGATATACAGATGGACCGATGGCATTAAGCGTGTGCCCGGTTACGATAAAACCTGCTCCTATCCATTGTATAGAATCGTTATGATCGTACTTATATAGCATCTTTTTCACTTTACTCATCATAACCCCATTCTAAAGCAAAGTGTTAATATAGTCAACAACAATGTTCTGTTCTTCAATATTATTATTCTTCATCTTCTCAGTAATGAACATCAGTTCCATATTGGTAAGGATGTTACCAATCTTGGATTCTCTACCTGTCAACCAAGTTTCATTTTGATTGCTACCACGCTCAGCATAACGCTCTTTGCGAATATCTCTGTCGGTTTGTAGGTAAATGATTTTAGTATCAAACTTGTTAGCACAATTCTCTAGGAATGATGCGGTGCAAAGTCTGTCGCCTTCAAACAAAACGATAGCAGTGTCAGGTAGCGTATCAAGAAACTTAATAGCTTCGGGCTGAACAGCCATACTCATACGGTCTGTACCAGCAAAGACTTCACCTTCCTCATACTTACCGAGGATATAAATGTCTCCGTTAGGAAAGCCTCTATAATGATAAGGAACTAGTTTGAAATCTTGTTTAAGAGTGGTAGCATCAAATCTCCACTGAGTCATAAGTCTACGCATAAGGGTGGACTTGCCGGACCCTGGTTCTCCCATTAACGCAACTACTTTCATGATCACTCCATAAAAAAGTCTAGACCAACTTTATTGTTTTCAAACAATCCAGTAGCATCTAGAACATTATTGTCAAGGTACAATGCCATCTTACTATGATTTATCTTATTAGTCAACAGCTTATTATTTATGGTTTCATTTCTAGAATCCCAAAGTGGTTTCCAATCAATACCAAACCAACCATCCTGCTCACACTGCTGAATTTCTTCAGCCTGACGATCAAGATAGTATCCTAGATATCTGCCACGACTTTTTCTAAATAATTTCTTAAAGGAACAAAGACAAGTTTCCATGTCAAAGTAATCGGTATTAGGAAACTCTTTGCGAACTTCTTCTAGAATCATATATGACTGTACGTCTAGGTATGCCAGTTCCTCAGCATCAAGCTTCTTATCATACCAATCATCTTTACCTAAAGCTAGACACAAACCATTACGATGAGAGCGAGAACCACTATAATCCTCAAGCATTAGACTGTCTGGTTCAATAGGAAATCCGCAGCACTGTTTTAATGTTTGTAAATAAAACCAAGTTGAGTAACGACCAAATTTATGGAACTCCGTTTTGACTTCTTCAAACAAATTTCTAAAATTTAGTTTTGGACTTCCTTCGACAAACCCTTTATAAAAAGATTCCTGCTGAGAACGATCTCCAACCCAGTTCTTGTATGATATGAATTGCTGAGGAAGGTGTCCCTTGTTCCATTTAGTGTCTGTCTGATAACGTAGCCTCTTGTAGTTATCATTGTTCCACTTCTGTAACCGATCAACACCAACAAGCTCCATGTCTGGGAACTCATTCCAGATCACCCAAGTAGTTGGAAGGTGATAGGTTGTTCCGTAGATCCAAGCAATCCAAAGTTGTTGTTCTTTGTTATGCTCGAACCTACGGAACAAGTAGTTGGTCATGGATATTGCTGGATCACAATCCTTTATGGAAAGTGACCAGCGATACCACTTAGTGAAAGTTTCAATCCTGGAAAGCAGGTAGTACCTCTACAGTTATTGGATGATTATGATATTCAATGACATTCTTAAGCTTTTGAATCCAACTGTTATCAGTTTCTTCATCAACAAGTTCTTTCTTAGAGCTGAAATATAAAATGATAGAACCTTTTTTCAGTTTATCATTATACATAGCATGAAGGCAATAGCCAAGAACTTTCATAAATTTGGTTTCACTAACCTTTGCAAAAACACAAGCAACATCTTCAACTGCACAATCATATTTTCTACGAGCAATATATGCATCATCATAAGATAGAAGATTTTTCACATATTTCAATTCTGCTTGTTTATGCTCATGATCATTTATGATAGATTTAAAAATACCATTTAGCTGCATTTTAGATTCACAAACTGTAGTGAACCTTGAATATATTACATTTCTTGCAGCATCTCGATGATGGGATTTAGAAAAATCAAAATTATGACGCACAAGATAATTAACCATATTTCGTTTCAGGTCATCCCAACTATTAGAAGATTTAATCTCCTTTGAGCTTTTATTCTCAAACAACCCAACAAGATCATAATTATCCTGACGTTGCATTTGAGTTTCACCAAACTCAGATTCATTGATATAAACAACAGGAAGATTTTCCCAACCCGTAATATTTTCTGCAGCAGCAAAACGACAATTACCATCAATAATCATTTTGATATTTCCATCGGCTTGGACTACAACAATGATTGGTCCATAAATTTCTCTAGCTGCAGCTGGATCTTCCATAATAGCAGTTCTAATTTTTGCTATATGCGTGAGATCTTTATCTTTACTACGAACTTGATTATGAGAGTATTTTCTAATATCTTCACGAGCCACGATATGTACTTCAAACTCTCCTGCTTTAATTCTTGCAGAAAGATTTTCTACAAATTTAACATCAGAATCTTCAGCCAGTAAAGGCATACCATCACTACGACCCTCAATGTAATCTACAATCAATTTTTTAGTTTCTTTAGGAATTAGAGATGTATCGCCTTTACTGGCATTATTTCCAGGATTATATAGACGATCTTTCGCGACATTGGTAGCATAATCTAACGCAAACCATTCTACGGATTTAGCTATGTTGGCATCAGTTTCCTTTCCAACATAGAGTATGGATCTTTTCAACAACCCATAAGAATAATCTCTCCAAAATTCACTATTCTTTAATGAAGTTATATAAGTGTGTTCCTCACCATTGGGGGACTTATATCCAATATTCATTTTACCATTATTAATGTTACGCCATGCGTATACGTAGCTATTAGCCATTTTTCAGTTTCTCCGTTTGTTTTCACTTTGTTGTTTTCACATTGATGAGGTTGCAAGCAATCCCCAGTAACCAGTATACCACCTTTTCAACAATAAGTCAACACTAAAATATTTCTACACACCCTCCCTTACCTTTTCGGTGTAACTCCTTCAAGATAAAGGGATTTATTTCCATATCGTTCTCTTGGATCTTCGGGCTGTGGAGCTGGAACATAGCTAATTGGGCTGTTTTTTGACTGCACAACATCTTAAAACCGAATTTCTCATAGAACTTTAC